GAACCATGTTCAAACGATCTACGATTGTATGACCCCTTTGGAAATCACCGAAGTACATTGGGAACAAACTTGTAGTGCCGGCAGAACCACCAACAGAGACTGGGCTGTTCAAGTATGTGTTAACCACAACGTCGAAGCCGAGCAACTTGCCAACGATACCGTCATACACCAGAGGTGACATACGTTCGAACACAGGCGTACCATTGTCGTCCACCAAACCACGGATGCCGGCAAGCATCAAAGGATTGATAACGAAACGGTTACCAGTTGACCAGTATTGTTGTGGCAGACTGTGAATGAATGTAATCAAATCACCATAAGACACATTGTTGGTCGCACCGAAGCCGTTAGTCGTCAACTGGTCATACGTAGCGATGCTATGCAAACCATTTGTTGCCGCAGTACCGCTTGTACCGAAAGCCGCTGTACTGATTGTTCCGCCAGTATATGAACTGTTAGAACCGGGGTATGAATTCAAACCACGCAAGCCGTCTGTACCACCGTAGGCAGTTGTAGTCGTACCTGACTGGTCGTTATTCAAAATCATGGACAAGCCTTCTTGCTGAGAGAATTCTTGCAACATGTCGTCAACGACGTTTGATTCCAAACCATCAATATCGTCCAAAGCCGCAGTACGGATTGGGAACTGAACGTTGATGTCTTGCATGTTCAACTGCCAAATGCTTGTGGCTTCAGTTGTAGCAGAACCGTTGTTCTGAATTGCATAACCCCACTGAGCGCCAGCGTTGCCCGTTTTTGCGCGGAACTGATATGAAGAACCGTCAGTTGACACATTGCGAGACACGCCACGCATTGGGTTGATCAAACGCAGTTTGTGGAACACAGGGTCGTAAGCAGTACGGCCACCAATGCCTGCGCCAGAACCGGTCAAGGTTGAGGCTTCAGTCAAGTATGCCTGATACTGATCATCGGACTCCCACAGTTTCAATTCGGTGTGAACGCGAGCGTTACCCTTAGTGAAAGATGCGAGTTGTTCCTTAACACGACGATTCACATCACCGCGAACGGTTTTGTGAGGTGTGCGAATGAACTCAGGAACTTGAATCGATGCGACCTTGGCTTCCAAAGCGGCAAACTTTTCTGTCAGTTCGTTTTTTGCGGATTCGACAGCAGTAGAAACTGAAGCAGAAACTTCGGTCTTAACGGCTTCAATTTTGGCTTCGTTAGAAGCGGCAATCGCGTCGACTTTTTCAATTACTTTATCCATAGACATGTTGATGTCCTTTCATTAGATACGTTTTTCGAGTGCCTTCAATAACTCACGCGCTTCGAAAGCGGCAAGCAATTTGTCGGCTTCATTTACCACCGCTTCAGACTCACTCTGATTTGGTAGAGACTCAAGTGGCTTTTGAACTGCCTCACGCTGTTCCAGAGCGTTCTTGAATACCAAAGATGCGGTGGTCGCATCCTTCCGAGTAAGACCCGCCTCACGCAGAGCCTTTTCGACTGTACGAATGTTCAATACGCCTTGTGCGCTGAACATTTCCAATTTGTTAATTTCCGCATTGGGATTGTTTGGGTACATCACAACGGATACTTCGCGCAACCCGCCTTTGATAATTTGAAAATATCCTTTTTCATAATCAAAATCAGGGTTAGACCACATTGTGCCGTCCGGACCATTTTCAAATGGGTCGCCATTTTCATCAACCCAACGTGCTTCGTCTGCATACGCGCCAACAGAAACGCCACCAAACATTTTGGGGGATTCTTTTAGGATTTGATAAAGGTCATTGCCGCCCACAGTGTTTGTGTACAAGCGGCCTTTTGCTGTCATGCCGGTATCATCAAATTCAAATGAATACCATTCGCCCATTGGCATGCCAAGGTCATTGTGATTCAAGAACATCGGCAAAGGTTTGCCGCTTTCATTAAATTCATTTGCCCAATCCATGAAGCCTTCAGGTTGGTAATTGAATTTCCTACCATCTGCGCCTTCGCGTGCGCCCCATGTGGTGCATACCGCTTCAATCAACCCGCTTGGCTGGGCGGCCTCGTTTGCGTTTGGCGTTAGGCTGACTTTGGCTTCGCAAATCAGATTTAATTGTTTCATTTATCACCCCGTTGTGAATAGATTGATTGTCGTCTGTTATCTTATGGGGTTTTTCTATTACGGCGAGTGTAACATTATCTGACTTTACTTGTGAAGTCAAATGTGCAAGCATTTTTTTCAGATTATTCATCAGGTTGTCCCGATGTTCATCTTACTTTTCTGATTACCGCCGCCGCCACCCGTGTCTTGTGGTGAAGTGCCCGCAATTGGTTTATCTGCCTTTTTATCAAGCGGTGCAAGAATGTCACCACCATCAATTTCCGGCATGTTCATGTATTCACGCGCTTCGTTGACCGTCATGATACCCGCTTTAACGCCAGACGTCACAAAATTCATTTGGTCGAGTGCCGCGCCCTTTAAAAAGTCCTTGGTATCAAAACGCACGCAAAGGTTTGGGTAACCTTTTAACAAATGCTGTTTCAATTTTTGTTCAAGGCTAATAACTGTTGGATACATCACGGTTTTATAAAACTCGTCCAACATGGTTTGGGTATTGTTATATTTTTGGTCGGCAATACCAAGCATTGCAGGGGGCACGCCAAACAAACCGCAAATGCGCTTCATGGTTTGCTCTTTTAACGCGGCGGCTTCTGCGTCTTGCAACGTAAGCATCTTGATTGCGTCATACTTCATGCCTTGGTCAAGCAACATGCCCTGACCCGCTTTGCTTGGGTCACTGGCGCGACTGCCCGTCATGGCGTTCCACGTTTCTTTAATACGTGAAGCAATTTCCTTGAATTTTGCGTCAGGGATAACTTGGTCGGTGTAGAAAATGCCCGAAGGCTTTGCACCGTTTTGCATAATAAAGTTGGCGTAAACGTCAATGTCAGAATCCAACGCCACCAACTCGGTTGCCAATATGCCTTTGTTAAAACCTGACGAACCTTGCCATGCCGCTTCTTTTACGTGCATAACTTGGAACGCGTCCAATGGTTCATCTTTGCTAAACCCGTATGAAGGCGTAGACAAACGATAAGACGGGTAACGCGTGGGCGTTAATTGAACAGTAATTAACGTTGCGTCAAGGTTATACATTTCCAACGGCGTTGTGCTGGAATTCTTTTGGTTTTCACGCCACCACAATGTAAATGATTCACCGGCAAGGTCTTGCCACATCATCCATTGATACCAAAATTCGTATGCGCTTTGAAAATTGTTTGGGTTTTGCAAAAGGTTTAAAACCTGACGCGCTTTTGCCTTGTCGCGTGCGCCAACGTTTTTATCAGTTAACGCATTAACGAAACTACCATCTTCAGCCTTGGACATAATACTAATGCCGCATTGGGATAATGCACGCGCTTTAACGCCAACGCATCCCATAACGGTTGAATTACGCGTAAGGGCTGATATATCCAATACCCGACCCGCAACTGTGGTGCTGGAAGTGGTTACATATAACAGTTGCTGACCCGCAGATTGTTGTCTTTGCGTGCCATAAATGACCTGATTACCTAATTGGAGTTGACCGAGAACCGTGTTCGATTCGTTCAGATTTTGTTTTTTCTTAGCGAAAATGTCCAAAATACCCATGTTTTTCTCCCAAATTTTGGTAATCCTACATCAAAACGAACGAAATCCAAAACTATCGCTAACATACGGGTTGTCCAATGAACAATGAGCCGCAATAATCATTGAGATAATTCCGTCAACCTTTGCGGCTTTGTCGGCTTCGTTCTTGCGCACCTTGATATTACCATTGATATCTGTGTAGCACTCGCAATTGCCTAATTGCCAACCAACAAACGGGTTGCCATCGTGTTTAATTTGTTTGTTTAATATTAATTTTTCAATGTATTTGCTCGGATTGTTCAACACCGCCATGCCTTGCCCAACTTTTTTAACTGGTATGCCGGCATCGTGCAAACGTGCAACTAAACTGGCGGCGTTATAAGCGTCATACCCAACTTCTTTGACATTGTATTTTTGGCATTGTTGATTAATGATGTACTCGCTAATTTCGCGGTCATCCATAACGTTGCCTTCCGTTAATTTCAAAATGCCCGTGGAAATTGCCACTTGGAAAATGTCCAAATAGTGTTTTGGAATAAATGCAAGCGAATCTTCGGGCAAAAAGAATTGCCATTCCGCTTCGTAATCCATTTCGCCAAAACGCTTCAACGTACACACGGCGTTCAAGTCGCGGGTTGCCGCCAAGTCAAACCCAATAAACACGGCTTCTGGTTCGCGGACGGTCGCATCATGCCGTTCGAGGACAACGTGTACGAGCCGAACGACAACGAGGTTCGCTACAAGGTGAACCTCATCCGTGCGCGCGTGGACGCTGCCGTGTCGAAGGTTCTCGGGGTCGACGCCGACTTCCAAGTGCGCCCGCCCACTGGCAAGGCGCGCGACCGCTACAACGCGGAACTCTCGAACAAGGTCTTCGCCCACATCCGCGAGGTCGCGGACTGGCAGATGACGCAGCTCAACTCGAAACAGTGGAGCGCCATCTGCGGCTCGTCCTTCGTCAAGGTCTACTGGGACCCGCTCGTCGGCGAGCCCGACCGCTTCGTCTGGGACACGAAGCAGAACAAGAGCGTCGTGCCAACCAAGAGCAAGCAGCTGGTCGCGCTGCAGGCATCATGAAGTCGGCCGTGCTGGGCTTTCACCCGTACTTGGTCAGGAAGGGATTCCCCGAGCAGCAGGGGTACATCTGGAACGGTAGCCTGGTGCTGCCCATGCGCATCAAGGACAAAATAGTTGGCTGCCAGCTCATTGGCCCGGATGGCACCAAGCGGTTCCTGCGCGGCCAAGTCACCAAAGGTGCCAGCCTGGTGATGGACAACAAGGGTCCGGATGTGCTGGTGGAAGGGTTCGCCACGGGGTTGTCGGTGCGGCGTGCGCTCAAGTCCATGCGGCAGCGGTACAAGATCCATGTGTGCTTCTCAGCTGGGAACATGCTGGAAGTGGCCAAGCGTCACCGCCTGGTTGCTCGCGAAAGCGGGCGTCAGAGCGGAGTCAAACCCGCATCACGAGCGGCTGAGTATCTGTCGGGCCGAAAAACGCCTCACCCTGATCTGGCCCGATCAATGGAGAGAGTGATTATCATGATGGTGGAGG